TCTGTTATAAAAGGTGTTTGTTCTCTTTGTAATGCTCCAGCTTCACCATATAAGGATTTAGCATCTTGTAGATAAGGTTGAAATTGCCCTATACCTGCGCCTGCGGCTTGGTACGCTGATTCTTCTAAACCAGTTAATGGAGCTATATTTCTAGTAACAGCATCTTGACTAAATGGACGACCAATATATTCCATTTCTGGCATTGGATTACCTAAAGAATCTTTTCGTGTTGTGCTGTAAATAATATTACCAGCCTCATCTAACTTAGGTTGCATACCGCTAACTAAGTTCATAGACTCTTGAACTAAGAAGTTTAATAATTCCCTTTTAACAGGATCCATATAAGACTGAGTTGATTGTCCTATCTCTGCCATTACATTCTCCTTTCAAGGTTATTCATAAGGTCATACATTTTTTGTGTACCTTTTTCTCTTGAACCGTTACCCATATTCCTTACGGCTTCAGCAGTCATAACAAACTCACCATCTGATAATCGTGCCGGAATAGAATCGCTAGTACCAGTTCCTGGACCATTAGCTGCACCACCAGATCGTAAGTCAGCTATGCCTCCAGAAGCATAACGCCTTGCTCTCATAGTTCTTGAAAAACCACCTCTTGCAGGATCTAATGTTTCTCTTCTAAATTCATTTCTTAATCTTTTATCTCTATCCTCAGCTTCTTGTTGAAAGTCTCTTTTTTCAAAATAGTCAGGATTTAATTTTTTTAGAATTTCTTCACCTATTGCTATTTGAGGATATTTTTCTAACCTGTCTGCAAAATATCCTATCCCTTCTCCAAAACCTGGAGCTTTTTTTGTTGCTTGCGTTAAAACAGTTTTTGCTCCAGTACCTGCTTCAGAAAAAATTGTTAATCCAGTAGAAGAGTTGGTTAAAATTGTTCCACCCGGTACTTTTTCTGTAGTAAATTGTGTTCCCATTGGACCTTGTTGCTGCACAGATGCAATCCCTGTTGTTGGCGCCGAACTACCAAATAAACCAGCAGGATCATAATTTGTAACCTCAGCCACCTCGCTACCACCTGATATTGTTGTTTGACTAGCTGGACTAAAAGATGCGTTTTGCAATGAACCGCCATAAGGGTCTTGATTTTGATTAAATGGATCAGGATTCATAGGAGGAGGACCGCTTAATGCTGGTTTGTTACCATATACTTTTACATAATCTTCGTAAGACGTTCCCGAACCTTGACCTCCAAAAAGATTTTTATAATCATTAAATTGTTTTTCAGAAAGATTGCCAGACTCAAAATTACTTACATATTGTTGTTTTTGAGTAGGAGTTAATTGATTGTATTGTTGTAATAAACTTTTAGGTGTTGGTTTTTTACCTTTTCTTACTCCGCCAATAGTTCTTCCTAAGTTAGTCATTAAAAAGTTTCTTGCGAAATCATCACTGTTGCCACCAAATAAAGACATGACACCAGCTGTTCCTAAAGATTTAGCGAGATTTTCAGGGTCTATAAATTCTCTTCCGTATGTTCCTATGTCAGTAAATAAATCTGTTATCCAGCTCATGAAATCCTCACGTTATCTGCAATAATGATACAATAACATCTAGTGCTGTTCCTGTACCAGCATTAATTATTAATTTATCACCTGCTTCCAGGTTAATAACTTCTCCGTTTTGAAGAACTCCTTCTTGCGTTGTTGCAGCAACTGAACTCGTATCCCATATACCTGTCGTGTTTGTAGAACTGTCAAAGACACTTACAGTAGAATTAACAGCACCACCAGTGGTATTATATATATTTACTACTTTAATGATAGCTTGTCCACCAGTTGGACAAACATAAATATCCGTATTACCAGAACTTAAACCATTTTTAACAACATTTAAGTAAGCACTTGCCATTAATTAATAAACCAAGAAAAACTTTCAGATGATTCTCTTGCCTCCGTAGGTGTCTGTATACTGTTAAAAATTCTTTGAATATCACCAACTAACCTACGAAAATAAGACTGTTCGTATGCATCTCCTGGCAATGATAAGGTTGTTTTAGTAAGAACTTGTTCAGGTACTTGTGTCATCTTCTGCCGTCCGCTCTCATATCTAAACGTATTCCGCCAAGTCTCCACTGCTGTCCTAGTGTATTTGTTTCAAACTTAAAGATAGCTTGTCTACTCCTTATGCGTGAATATAATTCTTGGCTTCCAGTATCTCCAGTATTAGAAGCGTTTGTTTGAAAAGTAAATGTTTGGTCTGTTGTTGGTTGATTTAAACTAGAGCCAAAGTCTCTAACTTTTACCGTTAAATCTAAAGACTGAGTAGCATTTGTTCCGTAAAAAAATACATCAGGTAAAATACGTCTTATAAACATAATTTGATTACCAGCACCTATGTCAACATCACTTGATTCTATAAAGGCTATCATAGGTGATCCATCATCATCGTCACCTGTTTCTTGATTATATAAGTAGTTATTTGTGCCAGCAGCAATTGGATTAGTTACTGACGTTCCTACATCATCCCAAGCAGTTCTGTCTAAAGTTCCTACAACCCAAGTATTATCAACATAGTTAAATGTAACATAGCGATTTACTTCAGTAGAGTCAGCGCTTGGATAATACCAAGAAACTTCATTAAAGTTTTCATTACGACCAGCAAATATTTTATAACGTTGTGATATATTAATATCATCAAAAACATAATTTCTTACAGTACATGGAAGCGTACGAACACTGCCGTCATACACATAGAAGTTTTCATTGTCAGCAAAGTAAATAACGTTATTAGCGTTAACAGCAGCATTAGGACTAATAATAGAAGTACCTTCAGCTATTAAACTAAAACTAAACACAAAGTTAGTACCAGTATAAGACATGGCATATAAAGAAGTGTCGGTCCAAATAATAATTTCTTGTCTTGTTTTTATTGCTCCAATAATTTTACTGCCAGAAGATAATCTATAATCACCAGCGGAATTACCATTAAGAACTTCCCATGTAGATGGATTTTCTGTGTCAGACCATCTAATTAACATAGGGTCTTGCGTTGTTGAGCCAACAGGATTGGCCCCTAAACAAACAACATGTTTTCCTAATTCACTTACAAGAACTTGTGTAGCAAAAGTAGGTGCTTGAGAATCAGCACCCGGTATAGTAGACAAAGGTATTGCTCTTGATGTTACATTAGTTGATTTATCCCAATAATAAACACCACCATTTTGTACGTTAAAGACTAAATCTTCACCAAAATTATCTTTACCCCATAAACGTAATTGTTGACCATCAGTCAATGATGTTGCCGCATTACCCCATCCAATAAAAGTATCAGCTTGTTGTATAGTTGTACTTGCACTATGAGAAGCTGCTGTAGTTCCAGATTGACCTCGTGTACAACCTGTAAAACTTCCAGCTGTTTTTCCTGTGTAAGTTACTAGTTCTTCTCCAATAAGTATTGTTCCGTTTGTTGTAAAACCAGTTGTAGATGATGCATTTATTGTAGTTGCAGAGTTAGATGTAGTTCCTGTAGAAACTGTTGTCGCAACACCTATTTGTGTTCCACCCCAAAAACCAGCTCCAAAACCTACACCAGCTGTATAATCTGTTGATCCTGTGTTTATTTGATACGTCGCTGTAACCGTTCCACCGCCAGGTCCAGCGTTAGAGCTAGCTGCATTATCTACATTTATTGTATAATTATCATTATCAATAACAGTTACAATTTGTTGTTCTTTGTTAAAATCAGCGGCAGCTATACCACCAACAGCACTTGACCCAGAAAAAGTAACAAAGTCATTAGCTTGAGCATTATGTCCCGTATCGGTAACATTTACTAAGGTTGATCCACTTGTTGTTGTAAAAGGATTGTTAATGTTTCCAGTTGATCGAATAGGTGTGATATCATTATAAGCTTCACCAACAGAAATATAAAATTTTAAATTAGTTCCAACACCAATAAACTGTGAACCATCAATAGCAGCCCACTGATTTAAACTACGGCAAATGCCTTGAAAAGTTGAGTTACCTCTTTTTTCCCATCCACCTATTTTTTCTGGAAAACCATAACGAAATCTTACTTTATCTGAATCGTACCAACCGCCTTTATTGGTGTAACGTGTGCCATCTTTTACAACACCTTGTTTAAACTGTATATTTTCTAACGCCATTAGTC